TGTTCTTGCTCCTGAGCACTTAGCCCTAACTGAGCGGCCTGTTGTCTTGCCTGCTCTCCAGCCTGATACACGCCCATGTTAAACTGCATCTGTTGCTGTCTGTTTGCTTCGTTCTGAGCAAACTGTTGCTGGGCAAAGGTCTCGGCTTGGGCGCGAGCGGCTCTATCCGCCTCCATACCCTGCATAGCAAGCTGGTAAGCCTGCTGGCTTCCTGCCGCCTGAATATCTCCAAGCTGATCTTCTAGGTTTCTTTGTCGCTCGGACTGCATGATGGCTTCTCGGTAACCACCGAGGCTTCCTGCCCCAGCCGCCTGAGTACCAATCTGCTGTTCCATGATTTCGGACTGGCGCCGGGCTTCTTCTTTTTCCCTATCTACAACTTGTTGCTGATAAGGACTCATGTACTCAGCGATTTTTTCTGAATCCGTCAGAGTTCCGGGGTCATAGCCAACGCCACGCTGTCCAGCGCGATATGTCTGATTTAGGGTTTTTGGGTCATAGCCGTGATAAACATTGCCCTGCCTGAAGGTACTAGCATATCCGGGCATTTCCTGCGCCCTTCTTGTAGTCTCCAGCATCGTCTCAGCATAGGGGTTGCCCAAACCAACCTGAGCCGCAATACTGCCAGCCGCCTCTAGCTCTGGGGCTGTTCCTGCCACCCCCATCTCCTCAAAGCGCCGCATGGCCTCCTGCTCGGCAGGATCAAAATATGCAAGCCTTCTGTCCTGATAAGGAGTGTATGGAACCGCGCTTTCGTAACCTACCCGCGTGAGTAGGTCACGGTAAAATGGTTCGGCATACTCCGGTAGATTTGTCTGAGTTACCGTTGATTCTGTAGGTCCGCCACCGCCGCCTTTGCTACCCATTATTCATACCCTTCTCGTAAAAAGCTGACGACTTCTCAAAGCCGTTGCGCTCTAGCCATTTCCAAAAACCAAACCGCGCCACACCCTCAAGGCCATCACAGTCCATGTCCTTGGCGTAGCGAGATATCTGAGCAAGTAAATCTTCGTACCACAAATCGAAGTCCTCTCCACCGAGGAAATGCATACTCAGCACTCTCTTCCCCGGATATTGCGTGACCTCTGTGGTTAGTGCTCCATGGATCTTCACCTCATCGAAGGCAATCCATAGCTGGGAGCGACCCATCGCCAATGCGGCGCATAGATGCTCCATCGTCCAGCGGCCCTTTGACCTCGCCACCGCTGGCTCTAGGTAATCTCTAACCTCGGTCCATACGCTCATAATATGCTCGGCTGGGATGAGGGAGATATTCATATAGGCATCATCCTTTGGGCGTCAATAGCTGGCGCCTGCTCGGTTGTGCCACCACGAGCCATCCTGACTCGGCTCATCATCTGGTCTAGCTCTTCGGCTCCGGCATCGGAGCTTCCATCTCCCAGACCAGATACAACGTCGGCTGGGACGATGTATTCTCCGGGCGACACAGCCACAGGCTGTTGATCCCCAATCATACCACCAACCATATCGTCCATGCCGCCACCATTACCCTCAATCATTCCCTCTGTTTGTGCGTTAGGAACGATGGATTGCAAGACCATTTCCCTTATTTGAGAAAACATGTCAACACCATAGCGCTCGACAAACATCTCAATAATTTGATCTGCGTTGTCAGCTTGTCCGGCAATGGCAGAGATCAGCATATTAAACTCTTGCTCTGTCGGCATTGACGCGGAGAACTCGGTCGGCATATTTGCAATACCGCCAGCGGGAACGGTCGTCTCCCCCATCGGGGTTCTGATCGGAACTTCCCCGCCGGCCTGCATCTCAACAACCCCAATACGCTCCTTGTCTTCTTTCGAAAGCGGGGGATAGCCAAGCTCTAAATAGCGACGATAGTCATAGTTGTCATCAGAAAGAACGCCCTGATTGCCATTGTTGGCCTGCGCTTGGAACTTGAGAATATATGCTTCCTGCATGTATTCTTTTTCTTCCGGGCTTAGGTCTGTGTATTCGTCATCGCTACCCCGAACAATGGTTGCTATATTCTCTCCCGGCTCGATAATGTCGCTCTCGTAGGCTGGGCCTGCGGCAATGCCCCCTCTCGGGCCGTCACCCTGCGGCGTAGCCTGAGAGATAACACCCTTGAGCGCACCCTTGATTCCTGCGCCGCCAAGAGATCCTCTGATTCCCTTCATCCTTTCCAGAGCTTCTTGACCGCCTTTGGCCATACCTTGTAATTTTGCCTGCGAACTTCCCGTCCCAGATTTTGTTGTTGGCCTTGGATATTTCTCTTCTTCGCCTCTGTCATAGTCATCAAGGACGCCAAATCCAACCGTCGTTATGCCTTCGTAACCGCCCGAATTAAATAACGCCATTGCCTCATCAAAAGAAGCTGGCACTTGGAAGCCTTCTGGCCTAAATCGTGGGTCTACAATCAGCCCAGCCTCGTATTTTTTGTACCAGTTCTGCTCAGAATCTGTAAGCGGCACATTACGTCTGACCTTGTCGAGAATGTAGTCAGAGTTTCTTCTCCATGCGTCATATTTGTGGGCATACGGACCATTTTCTGGGACTTCCGGGTCATAAGGCTCTTCGGGGTCAACCGGGTCAACATCTGGAAGCTCGCCAGCACCGCCGCCGATGGGTGTGCCAACGGTGTCTGGGTCATCTTCAATAGGTGGCGCCTCCTCGGGATACTCCACCTCTCCCGGCATGTAACTGCCCAGCATCGTATAGTATTCTTTGAGCTGTCTGTTGTACTCCTCCTTATCTAATATCGGGTCGAAGTATCCACCGCTGGATTCAACGCCGCCTTCAACGGGTCGATATCCCCGGTCAGGAATAAATGGCGCATTAGGATCATCTTGGAAGTAGGTAAATTCTGGCTCAAAGCCAGCCATGTAATCTTTCGGGGGGGCTACCGAGTATTGGCCTCTTAATCCCGCCTGAACAGAAACAGGATCTATGCCCGTCCCACCCACAGGGGTGTAGCCAAAGAATCCGCCAGCCTGCTGTGCCAGCGCCTGATAATCTATATTCCCTTCTGGATTTGCGGCATCAAACCGATCTTCTCTAGCCTGACGGGCTTCTTCATACCTATTGTAGTATCGCTCAAGAATCTGTTGCTCTTCTGCCGTCAGCGGATTGCCCATTTCGGCTTTCTGAAGAATCTCCTGCTCTCGACCGTGGAAGCCCACATTAAACGGAACCTCTGACACTGGAGGAAGATTAGTTCCTTGGGTCTCGGAGCCACCTTGACCCTCTTCTAATTGGTTAAGAAGCTTTTCCTCAGCCGAGTCAACAAGATCACCAATAAAGCCTGTTGCGCCGCCCTCGGCCATGCCCATTGTTGGGCGATAAGGGATGATATCGCTCATGATGGAACGGCGAGGACTCATGCCCATTGCTAGGTCGGGCTGTGCCGCCATTTGAGCACCATAAAGATCACCGTAAGCCTGTGCCAGCTTCTCTTCTCTTTCCGCCTCACGAGCCGCCGCTTGTGCCGCAAGATCGTCCTCAACATCCATTTGAGCTAGTTGACCAGAACCCACTCCAGCAAGGGCTGTGGCCTGCATTGGACTCATGCCCTCAATAAATTCAGGGGTATAGGTCATAAAGTCAAACGGCTCAGGGCTGACATTGCCTACGGCGGCGGCAGTGTCAAACCCTGCTGGAAGTGCGCTCTCAATAGGCTGATACACACTTCCGATGGAGGAGGCCATTTGATCGGGAGTAAGTCCGGTAAGAGTATCTGCGCCAAGACCAGCAACATTTCTCACCCCATCTGCTGTAAGTCCGGTAACTGGAGAGTCAGCAAAGCTGGCAATATCGGAAGCTAGCGTTGATGCGTCAGCGGCTTGCGATGCGATATCGACACCAGTGGTGCCTATCTCGGCACCTGTAGTCAAAACGTCCGTGCTCGCTTGAGCGGCTTCTGCCCCAAGATCCGCTATCCCGCCAGCAACCCCTGCGGTCAGGCCTGATATAAGACCTCGCTTCAGATCCCCAGTAATAGCGGCAGTGGCAACGCCCGTCAGTGCGCCTGTCGCAAGGGCGCCCAGACCGAGAGACTTAATACCAATACCGGCAATAATCGGGAGGAACGGTAAAAACGCCTCAGGCTGTCCGGTAACTGGATTTGTCGTGAGCTGACCTGTTGGGGACAAAGAGGCAATGCCTGCCACCTCGATAGGGTTCATATGCACCAACATGCTGTCGCCATAGCGACCATACTGGGCCATTTCGTCCATTAGAGGCTTTACTGGATATTGGTTCATAATTAGCTCGTCTCTACGCCAAACATGCTAAAGCTAAGGCCAGTTGCGCTCGCATAAACCTTAACAACATCGTTTTGATTTAAAGTTAGTCCAAGAACTGCGGTGAATGAGTCGTTCGCCGCGACTGTTTTATCGTAATAGATAAACTGCTTGTCATTTGCCGCCGCATCATCCACATGGACACTTACTCTGAAGGTGAGGGCGCCAGCGGTTCTGTTGCAGACAATCAGGGAGCTTACGGTCGTCTGGTTCAGATCTGGCGTTGTGTACAAAACGGTGGTGGTGGTTGCCGCCGCGTCAACCTGACCCAGTACCTTTATGGAATCAGCCATTGCTTGCCCCCATCAGAAGGAACTGAAAGCGCCGAAGCGATAGCGATGATGTCTTGTCTGACTTGTTCTGAGCATTGTCTATCTGCACAAAGGCGTCTTGCAAGAACTGCTCAGTAGATCGCCGGGAAACCCTTTCGTTTTCGGCGTTATACTCCTGACTTGTTGCAGGTAGTGTCGGTATTCTAGCCATTAGCGCCTTCCGTCCGTTCTGAAGTCAAAGCGCATGTCCCCCAGTGTCCAACCATAGCCTGTTCCAGATGAGGTTATCTTTACAGCCACCTCTCTCGATCTTGTTCTGATATGCGCCTGTGTAGAGCTTGCCGTGATCGATGATGTAGCCAAGTCAGTAAAGTCATCCAACGGAAAGTCCCTGCCCTTCACAACGATAGAAATATCCACCGCATTAGGGTTGCCAGAAAATCTAAAGTCTGGAATAAATCGCTTTCCGAAGGAGAAGGAGTTGCCGTCAGTCAGATCAAATCCGCCGCTTTCTACATAAGCAACCAGCTCTTCGCCATCTGCGTCATTGCCAAACTCGTGACTGTAAACGTAGTTTGCTGACAAATCCGATATGTCTACCCCAGCGCCAACAGGGTACTCCTTGGTCTGCGCTGAGATAAACGCACTTCGATCCATTGTGCCAACTGTCCATACATTCTCTGAGTAGTTGTAGGTAACGTAACTGGTCGCTTCTGTATTCCCGGTGCCTACCGGGTAAAACCAAGTAATCTCTGAAAAGTCAGGATTATTATACGAGAATGACTTAAACGCTTGATCCCTGTTTAGGTTGTCAAAAACATATGAATGAACCGAGCATGGAACTCTCTGTATTGAGCCTTGATAGATATAGAATCCATCCAGATCCATGAAGTAAACAGCGTCTCCAACAGATGCCGCCGCCCTCGGTGAGACAATGCTCATGTTCTGGCTCACCAAAGAAAACGAGAAAACAAACGGGGCGCCAATGAACCGCATCGACTGGATTCCCTCGTCTGTAAAAATAAGGATTTCCTGTCTTGTCTTGACCGCACCTATAATGCTTGTGCCGGTTGAAAGCACTTGACCACCCGCAGTGTTTGTCGCAGTTGGTTGCCAGTCTGCCGCATTTTCTTGGTCAGACCATCTAACAAGCAATGGGTCTATGTTTGACGAGCCTATGGGGTTTGCGCCAAAACAAATAACATGGCGATCAACATCGGAAACCATTACCTGAAGAGCCGTTGTTGGTGTCGAGGCAGGGGATGGCAACTGGCCAATATCAAAAGCCCTGCCGCCCGTACTCTCATCCCAGTAATACACACCGCCAAGTCTGGGGTTGAATATCAGATCATCACCGAAAACGTCTTGGCTATACAGGCGAAGCTGATTGGCAACAGAAAGCCCCGCTCCTTCGCCCCAAGGACTTTCGCCCCAGCTACCAGATCCCCAGCCGTTCGCTGTCTGAACGTAGATGTTTAGGCCCGTGTTTATCTGATACGCGCCTACAACCGACGCCCCACCATTGCCGGTGTCACTGGCATTTGCAGTGACTTCCACGCCTGAGGTGTCTTTTGCCGTTATTGTGTACGAATCAACATCAACGATGGTGGCTATCTGATACTCCTGATTCAGTACGCTGGCGGTGATATTTCCTCCCAAGGTAACGGCGCCAGAAAAAGTGACAAAGTCAGAGGCAACGGCACCATGCGCTGTATCGGAAACCGTGATTGTCGAAGACCCATTCGTTGCAGAAAAAGTGACGTCGCCAGCCGCCGTTGTCACCCTTATTGGGGTGACGTCCTGAAACGCGCCACCGCTTTCGACGTAGTATTTTAGATTCGTGCCCACAGCCAAATAGGCGGTAGCCTGCGCCGTTCCCCAGTCTTGCAATGCCCTTGGAACGCCATTAACAGGATTTTGAGAGTATTTTTCCCAGCCGCCTATCTTTTCTACCCGACCTTTCCTGAACCTGATCTTGTCAGAATCATACCAGCCAAGCTGGGCGCTATACTGGGTGCCCTCCTTGTTTACGCCGGGGGCAAAAGGCAACTTGGCTAATGGCATAAATTACTACCTAATACGTCCATATTACTGGCGTTGTTTTTCTCGCATCCACATGCACAAAGGTTTTTGCAACACCTATCCCCGCCATGCCTAGAGATATGGCATGAGCAACTACCGCCCTCCTCTGCTCACCATTCGACACCTTTATGTCGCAAGCTATGCCCTGAGCATGGGTTCCCGGCTTGTTTTTTGCCGCCTCTATGCTGTGTTTTGGAGATCTGTACCCAGAGGTTATGACAAAGGGAAATCCGCAGGCATCTCTCAAGCTGTCAAGAGCTAGCAAGAACACCGAGTCCATTTTGTTTTCTCCGGTTTCGCTACAGTCAAACTCGGAGATTTCAAAATAACGGAACATGTTACCGCTTTGTCAAAAGCTGACTAATTTTGTCTGCGCCCCTGATGCCAAAACTGGCAAATACGGCTAGAAACAGAAGGTATTGATACCACTCGGGCAGTGCATTTAACTGCTCAAACGCATAGCCAACTCTAGATATAACTTCTTCTGAGTCCATAACAACACCATAAATAATGCATACAACAGGAGAGCTTAGGAGGACAGTAAACCACTCGTCTTTCCACGAGTTGTTTGTTGCCTCAGCCATCTTTGCTTCCCATATTGCGGTGTTTGAAATGACCTGCATCTGGGCAACGTGCTTTGCTTGAGACTTTTCTTTTTGATTTGAGAGCCAATCGGTAACAATGCCCGCTATGGGCGCTATCAGTGCTGTCCACATATGATTAGATCCTCAAGATAATGTTAGTAAGGAAGCCAATTATTCCGCCAGAGACAACAAGCGCTCCCCACAGAATCACCGTAATTGGCTTTGAGGCAGTGTTTGATTCTATGTCGTCCACCCTCTTCTCAAGCGCCTCAACAGACTTCCAGAGACGACTAAGTGTTTCTGTTTGCATAAACTGACGCTCTTCCACTCTAGCTAGTGTTTCCAGTGTTTTTGCCACATCATCAAGCCTCCGCTCAAATCTGTCTAGCCTGTTAGCGAGTTGCTCATCCATTACCGCAATTCTCCTGCAAAAGTCTTTTTGCTCTCTCTATGTCGCTATAAAATGCTTTTTTGCAGTGATCCTGCTGAAATAAAGAAAAGAGCGTATCTATGAGAACTCTTAGCTCTCGCCACCCATAAACATCTCTTAGCCGGTGGCTTCTTCCAGAAAGAGACTCATTTGGGTTTTGCCCAAAAAACAAAGCAACATTCAGAACTTGAGACAAAGAGTCACCGACCCTTATTAAATATCTACCTACAGCAGATCCGCCGCGACGAACAAATCGTCCAACTGCGTCTCTGTCAATCCGAGCGATGCTCCCATTGAGATTACCCACGGCGAAGTCCTTTCTATTTCTGTTGCGTATTCCCACTCTAATGTCACTATCGTCTTGTCTGGCTCTGACATCCCGGCTATTGCCGCTTCCACGTTGGCCAGCAATCCTGCCTGATTAAGGGCCAGTCTGGCTTGACGATTTGAGACGATCATTTGAGATCTTCGCTCTTCGTCGGTAAAGTCCCTGCTGTTCCATGCCCGCTTCCACTCGCCATTGTCTTGATAAAAATCACCAATAGTGACGACATCGGCGGTTGGCACTGGATCTTGCGTATAAATATAAACATCATAGTCAGCAAGAATTGCTTCAGAGGGGTCTGCGGGAAAAGAAACATTTGGGTTGTCGTTCCGCAGTTGAGAGAAGGAATACTCCTCAGGAACTCCACCCGTTACTTTTACATAGCTCATCTAAAAAACCTCAAGTTAAAATTACGGCGTTTCTAAAACCAAGCCACGCACAAAAATGGAGTCAGCAGAACTAAAGGTGATTGACCCGCTGGGCGACTCTGTTCCAGCCGGTCTTTCCAAACGGTAGATGATTCCCCCGGTTCCTCCCACCCTCGCATTTTGAGTTGCAATGGTGTAGCCGGTAGGAACTCCCGTGATGGTTGAGTTGTCATCATCAAGCATTGCGAAGTATATCGCCGCGCTATCGTTTTGATTTATCGTCAAGTTAGGTGCGGTTATGGAGCTTGAATTGCCGGTACCTGCTAATGATGTGCTGGAGGCCCATTGAGCATTCCTAAAAGCCGCCGCGCAAATAACATCAACAGTTTGGTTTACCTGTATTGAGGTATCCGGTGTAGCACCCATTGTTTTGTAGGCGGCTATATTGTGGATAAGCTCATTAATGTTTGAGCCGGGGAAGTTGCTGTTCCATCCAGACCAACCAGAGCTTGTTAGCGTATGGGTGGTGTTATCGGCTTGAGAAAAGGCAACGACTACATCTCCCAGCTTTAGGTCGGTAATTCCTGTTAGCGAAAGGCTGGATGAACCGCTTGTTGACACCGCCCCGACAAACTCGATCTTTTGGCCAGACGCTCTAAGAATGTGACTACGTTGCATTACCAGCAAAAGCTCCGTACAGCGTTCCGTTGACCTTCCACAGCTCTATCACGTTATATCCAGAGGTGCCCAGTGTTGGAGCAGATCCCCCAATCCACGTTGTTGTAGGCCATGTGATTGTGTGGGCAGTGCCGTCATCGATCATCAGGGTCACATACTCCCCGTCAACAAGTGACTCGGTTAGCGTTGTGTTGCCGCTCAGGGTTTTGTACTGAATCGTTCCATTTGCGGGGTCAATATCAGTGCCTGTAAAGCTGTACTGCTGTTCCTCAATCTCTGCGTCAAACGTGGTCTTTCCGGTTGCGTTAAGGGTGGTGAACTTTCCCGTTGACGCGCTTGTGGCCCCTACCGTTGTGCCATCTATGGCGCCGCCGTCTATATTGGCGCCGCTCGTAACCAGTGTCGTTATGTTTCCTGTGGTTATGTTTCCCGTGGTTATGTTTCCGGTTGTCGCCGTCAATGTGGTCAGGGTGCTTGTTGTTGCTGTCAGGCTTGGGGTTGTCAGGCTTGTTACAGATAACTTGTTAAATACATCGGTAACCGTTGCTCCGGTGCCTCCACCATTAAACTTCAGAACAACGTCTTCTCCGTTTGCAATCTCAAAATCATTGCTCGCATTATAAGTGCCCTGAAAGACAATCAAGGATCGTGAGGCAGACAGGCTGTTTCTTAGATAAACCACCTTTTCCGCATCATTTGGTGTTAGCTGGACATAGGCTGTTGCACCTAAGTCACCGCCATCCACAAACTCGATAAACGCATTTCTTCCTACAGAGAGAGTGCCATCTGTTATCGGAAGTGTATTAGGGGAACCGGACGACCCCGCCGCAGACAGTGTTGTCTGGGCAATGCCGTTTATCCCCTGATCGATGATGTCAAAGTTGAGATTTGTTGTGTCACCCCACTGGCCGGACTGCTCTCCGGTCGCTATCTTCTCTATGCCGAGATTGGTTGTATATGAACTAGGCATTCAGGATTCCTTTATGCGGCAATTTCTTCATAACTTGGGTTTTGAGATGGGGTTATTTCTACCCAGCTCGGTGATTGTGAGGGCGATATGGATGAGTAAGACGCTGATTGAGACGGCGATTCTTCTGCCCATACCGGCGACTGAGATGGATTTATCTCAGAATAACTTGGGTTTTGATCTGGATCTATGTTTGTCCAGAAAAATAGTCTGCCTACAAGCCCCTCTGCGCCAACCCCCGTGACATTGACCGTGGCAGGCCTTGTTACTGTTACGGAACCAACTTGGCCGGTGGCAGATACTCCTGTTACGGCAACGGTTCGCCCGAGCGCTACAGTAACCGATCCTACCGCAGAGGTAGCAGACACTCCCGTAAGAGCAACGTCTGCATCGCCAGTAATGGATACAGTGCCAACTTGACCTGTCGCGGTTGCCCCTGTAACCGAAACATTTGCCTGACCAGAGACTGTTGCTGATCCAACCTGACCAGTAGCCGAAAGCCCTGTAACGGGAACTGTTTTTCCCGTCTCGACGGTGACAGATCCTACTTGACCTGTAGCGGCTACACCTGTAACTGATACGTTAGCATCACCGGAAACTGCTACCGAGCCAGCTTGGCCTGTCGCAGAGAGTCCGGTAACTAAAACCGAAACCCCGGTTCCGGCAGATATTGTGACAGAGCCAACTTGTCCGGTTGCGGAGACGCCGGTAACAGAAACAACCGCATCTCCAGAAACCGCTACAGAGCCAACTTGTCCTGTTGCAGAGAGTCCGGTGATCGAGACATTGGCTTGGCCAGAAACCGCTACAGACCCAACCTGACCAGTAGCGGCCACGCCTGTAACAGGCACATTCGCAGTAACTCCGGTGGTTACCGTGCCGACCTGACCTGTCGCGGCAACTCCCGTGACTGCCACACTGACAGCTTTTGGCACGTCCGAGAGGGGCAATGCGGATAATGGCGTAAAACCTAGCATGTGCCTATCCTCTCTTTATGATGACGGAATTATACGAAGCGCCCTATAGAGTTGCGCGTCTGACGTTGACCAGCTATAGGTAGCAGGGGCTTCTGTGCCAGCAGAAAGCCCTAATTTGTAGGTCAGCGCATTACTACCGTTGGTAGCGTTTTGTGCCTCTGCCGCTTTTGTATATCCCGTGGACGGTGTAAGAGTTGAGGCATCGTCATCTATTGCACAAAATTGGACTAACGCACTGCCATCCGTTGCTATAGAAATAGACGGGGGACTTAAACTCGTTCCTGTTGCCGTTGCAAAGCTAGTGACCTCCGGGCTATCAACCGCCGCGTTCCTAAACGCAACCGCTGTCCATGCCTGAGCATTTGATGTGTACGACTGCCCCGTGTCAACAGTTGCGCCCATGATTTTGTATGCAGGGATATCAGTAATGCTGTTGTTGTTGTTTGACCCCGGAAAGTTGCTGTTCCAGCCATCCCAACCAGATGAAGACAATGTAAAAGAGCCCCCATCTCTAGAGGCATAAGTGATTACCAAGTCCCCTTCCTGAAGATCAGTGATCGCGCTAAAGCTAGGTGTTGATGTACCTGTTGCCGATGTTGCGCCAACAAAAGTTATTTCTGCGGCGGCGCCTGTTTTTGTCATCAAGAGCTTATGAAGTAGCACCGACAGAAGCCCCGTACAAAACGCCATTTACTTGCCACAGGTTAATGACGTTGTAACCCGTCGTTTCAAGCGTGGGTGCGGAGCCGCCGACCCATGTGGTGGTGGGCCACGTTACAGTGTATGCCGTGCCGTCATCGATCATCAGTATGACATAGTCGCCGTCAGCGAGAGACTCTGTAAAGGTGGTATTTGCGGCTAAAGTCTTGTACTGAATCGTTCCGTTTGTGGGATCTATGTCCGTCCCGGTTAGGTTGTACTGCTTTTCGTTTATGCCGCCTTGAAAGCTAGCCGTGCCATCAGCCTCTATAACGAATCGCTCTACAAATGCTCCGTTTAAGAACCTAATCTCATTAGCGTTAGTGGCGTGATCATCGCCATAGACAACAACCCCAGCACCTCGGTTATAGTCAGTGCCGCCGTAAAACGCAAACAACCCATCATCATCCGTCCCGTTGCTTGATGCCGCTACAAAATCTGTAAAATAGGACGTTCCACCTTCCTCAATGCCAGCGCCGTTTGATATATAAAGATTCCCGCCAAGACGGACATCGTTGCTAGCATCTTCATAAACAGCTTTGCCGGACGGATATGTGATAAACACATCCTTAGTTCCTGCTGACAAGTTGACCGCAGACCCAGCATTTGTTGAGGCTAAAACCGTAGTTCTTGTAAGGGTATTTCCTGCGCTTGCGTAGGTGCCAAGACCAACCTCCCAATCATTGTTGGTGTAGTCAACTATGGCGTAGTACGTTGTATCTGCGTCAGCAAGAGCGCTAGAAAATGCCACATAGTTTGTTTCTGCGCCACCGAGGGACAACGCACCCGTCCCTGTAGTGGTGGTTGTCTCTTTGACGCGATCCGCAATGACCAGCGCCATAAATCATGCAATCCGAATAATTGCGTTTGACGCATCCGCAGTTGGGAAAGTGATCGTAAAGTCCCCCGCACTGGATGACTGATCAGACCCAAAATCTAAAACAAGGACGGTGTCGGTCGTGCCGGTTCCGGCCCCCGTTGTCGTGTTGTATATAAGAGCACCCCTAGCTGTGATCGTTGCACTGCTAAAAGTTAAGTCTGCAAAGTCAGTAAGCGCCGTTGTTCCCGAGGTTGTAGGCGTGACGTTCGTCAGGGTTCCGCCACCGGCGGAATAACCCGTTCCAGCTACCTCATTGGTCGCTGTGTAGTCGGTTGTGCTGGCGTCAAAAGTTGCTGAGTTTGTATACATAGCCAGCTTGAAAGTGTCTCCCGTGCTGGCAGTAAAATCATGCTGTGCCTGAAGCAACTGTTGCTTGAAAGATGTGCACATGTAGTTTCCAGTAAATGCCATTAGAGTCTCCTTACGGCTTCCGCTAAGTCTTTTTGCCCCGCTTCTATGAGGGCGTTGAAAATGGTCGTTCTGTCGCTCTTTATCGCTTCTTTCATGTAAAAGACAATAAGCGCCTTTATGTTATTCCTGTACGCTAAGGCCTGATCCCTTATCACCGGATTAGCATCTGACGAAACAGAGATGATTTTGTCTAGGCATCTTTCCGCAACTTCCTCAGGGGTGAACCCCCTGTTGTTGGTTGTTGATACGGAGACGAAACCCGTCTGACTGTTACAAAAGTCCGTCATGTTCTGGCTTTTCTGACGCTCCCAGAGCGATAGCTATCAGTTGTGCTATAGCCCTCGCCAAGCTCCTCAAGACGGACCAAGGCCTCATTGTACTTTTGAATATACAACTGCATTAAGTCTTGATCGCCCTTCAGATAAGTATAGGCCTCGACAAGACATCCATAGAGAAGAGTTGACTCCGCGTTATCACCTAGCCAACTCGTCCCTGATGAGGCTGTTGTTATCGACTCAGGCTTGTAAAAATAGTGAAGCTCTACCGCATAAGCCTGATCCGGGGTTGGGCCAACAATGAAAAAGTCGTCATCAAATATGGCATACGCTTTTGGCGTGGCCTGTGTCCCGCTTGACGGATATACCTGTCTAATAAAGTTAACGTCCTTGAACAGAAGGTAGTCATACCCGCTGTTGTCTAAAGCTAGAGAGTATGGCGACAAGAAGTCTGTCGGTGCCGCCAAGTATTGATCTCCAACGCTCAGGGTGCCGGTTACATTCTTCCTAAAGGCCGGAAGCTGGGCGTTCTTTAAAATCTTGTCTTCGGCCTGAGTTATTATCAGTGACAAGTTATTAACAAAGCTGGTTTCGTTGGACTCAACGTAATCCTGTATGGCTTGCTTCAGGGTTGTAAATGTGAATGCCATTAACTCGTCTCCACCGTTACGCGCCCAACCATGCCTTCCATGTCCAGCCCCACAGTGCGACTACCCAAAGCACTATTACCGCCACCCACAGGGTTCCACGCAGATAAAGCCCTGCTTTCGACAAGATCTTTGTCCGGTCTAGGGTTTCTAAGCGCTTGAGCATCGCTCGCATTGATCTCTCCTAGTTTTAACTGCGGCTGATCTTGGTCAACAACATCCCGCCCTACCAAGAGACCATTCCATCGCCCGTCCTCAATCTGACGAACAAGATCTCTTAGGGGGTAGCGAAAGCCGGTTCTGTCACAAAACCCGAATGCTTTTTTGCCAGTTGTGTAGCTACTCATAGGTAGTTATACCCGCCGGGAGTGACATAAAGAGCCGCTTTCTCTCTCGATGCGTCTGCCGCAAGAGACCACTGCTCCTCATAAACTTGCTTTAGCTGGCCGACCAAGCCCATCGCCTCAGGTCTCTTGCTTGCTATCTGATAGGCAAGTCCGGCAACAAGACACGGAAGATACCTATCAGGAACATCCATATTGTTTGATCCGGGCTTGCCGCTGTCCTCTATTCGCTCCATATAATAATACGCAAACGTATAGCTCGTCGTTGCATCCGGCGTTGGCCAGAAATGAAGCGTGATATTGGATGGCTTTCTTTCAACATAAAACTGGAGAGGGCGCCCCTCTGTCAGCTTGTTGGTTTGATGGGCATACTGACTAACAGAGATTCTCTGCATGGTCAGGTCTGTCTGCTTTGATGTGTCTCCAGCATCAGTTCGCAAAAGCCCCTCAACAATGTCGAGCTTTTCTCCGGTCAAATCATACGATGATGTTCCGGCAACCAGCGCCATTGTCGTGTCGCGTACCGTCCAGAGGTTAAGACCCCTGTTTTGCCACTCAAGCATAAGAAGATCAAGGCTACGGCGAGCAGTCTTGTAATCGTATCCACTTCGCAACTCAAGCCCGGCGCGTTCAAATGCTTCTTCTACAATATCTGACAAGTCAAGAGTAAAGTTGTAAGTTCCGCTTGTCGCCATCAGGATTTCTTCCTACTCTTTTTCTTGCTTTTGCCAGCCTCGGAAAGGGCAATCGCAATAGCCTGCTTCTTCTTTGTTACTTTCTTGCCAGAGCCGCCAGACTTCAACTTGCCCTGCTTGAACTCTTTCATCACCTTCTTGACCTTGGAGCTAGGCGCATTCTTTACCTGCTTTCCAGTCTGTGCTCGACTAATGACCATTATTAGCTCCTAGTCTCCGGGCGGGAACGTGGCCATCTTCATGCTGGAGATTATCCAATCCTTTGGGATTGCTATCTCAGCATCGCCCTCGATTACCCTATCATCCTCAACAATGACATGAGGGCAGATAATTATCTTCTCCTCATCCTCATGAATTATTACGCCACAAGAAATCACTGTTGCAACGCTTTGATCTTTTAACTCTGACAGTGGCCTCCATCCTGCGTTGGAGCCGCCTACCGCATCTCTCCAGACAACTCGATGAATCGTTACCACTTTGCCTTGTCAGCCCAATAAGCCGCAGACATCTTCCCTTTCTTAATATTTCTTCGATGCCTTGCCTTGAAAGACTTTCTCTTTGCCTTCATGCGAGCTGACTCACCTTTCTTGGGCTTGCCCGCCGTTTTGGCCCCTTGCTCGCCAAACCGAATTACCTTTTCTTTGCCTCCCTCACAGGCTTTTACTATATGAGATTTTTTAGGGTGATTTGGCGTCCTGCGAGGTTTATTACAAGCCATCGACTTCTTATCAACCCTGCCCCCTTTCCTATAAAATCTCATGCCTTTTTCCTGTGCCTAGCCGTCTTCTTGGCAACCTTTGCAGGTTGCTTGGAATGTTGCTTGCCCTTCTTGGTATCCTGCCGTTTCTTTCGTGAGGTGGCGGCGTACTCGCTGGAGGAAAGAGACTTTATTGCCTTTTCTGGCAGATATCGCTCTCCCGTCGCTTTCGGCCCTTGAGTGCTTGGCTTTCCCGACTTTGTTCGCCACTTCTGCTTGGTCCAGCTTTTTAGCGATTTCTGGGGCTTTTTGATTGCCATCAGTCTTTGTATCCGCCGCCTTTTGACTTGTACTCTTTTGCAAGCATTTGCGCCTTGCGAGCACTCCACTGGCCGGGACTGCCTCCCTTGCCGCCAGCCTTGATCCTATTGAAGAGTTTCTTACGCATCCCCGGCTTTGTGTAGTTGCCGGATTGATTTACTTTCGATTCAGTTTTTCCGCCCGAAGAGTAGTAGCGCCTCATTAGCCGTAAACCTTCTTTACCTTGAGGATCACAGAGTAAACATCATTAAGGGCCGCACCAACGGTCGTGAAGCTAATGTCGCCCGTCTTGCCAGCTCCAGCGTTGTTTGGAATGCCAGTAAACTCGGAAAAGTCCACCTTGTCAGAATAGTCTGCCGGAATTTCCCATGCCAAAACATCTGCTGTTGCGTCAAAAAATATCTTAACGCCCATACCTATAGTTGAATACCAGATGCACTCAATAATCACTCCGGTGCAGGCCGCTTTGGTCATAGGATCGGCAGATAGCGCCGAAACATCAACCTTGACAACCGCAGACTCACCAGTCCCGTCACTGATATTCGTAAATTTTAGGATGGCGGTTCTTGCGCCGTCCTCTATTGTTTGTGTTGCTACCGCGTCAGCCATCGCTATCTCCAGAAAAAAAGGGGCCGAAGCCCCGCATCATTAAGACAGATTGTTGTTCTGGATGTACAGAACAGTGACCGTGGCGGCGCCAGCAGTTGCGGCGGTTCCGGTTTGATTGTAAGTAACCGTCACATCCACATCAGAGGTGCCGATATCAATCAGGTTGCCGATCTGGCTTACGTCAGATGTGGCTAGAACGCGAGCCGCAGAGCTTACGTCAAGCGCGTCTGCGTACTTATCTGCTGTGGTTCCATCACCAAGATCAAACGTGTTGGTAGTAGCCGCGTCAAATGCCGTGGTTACATCAACAGCGATCTGATAAATCTGGCTGTTTGCTGGGACTGTTGCAACAACAGTAGTTGATCCATCGTCGCCAAAAACAACATTGGCGCTTTGCGCCATTAAAACAAAGCCAACATTGGCATCTGCACCATCTCGGACGGTGCCTGCCTTAATTGGACCTGAAAAAGTAGTAGTAGCCATGTGAGTCTCCTGTCGTGGCCAGTGTCTGATGTTCCATGTGGAACAATCAGTCAGGAATTAAAAAGGGGGCCGAAGCCCCCTGAATGGACCGGATTAGCTGGTTCCGGGTGAACCGTAGATGCCCAGAGGGTCGGATACGCCGAAGCTGTATCGCTCGCGAGCCTTGTAACGGACGTTGCCGGTATCAAAGTCGCCATCCATTGAAGTTTCCAGAGCGGTGCGCTGGAAGTGCTTCATGCCGTTCGGCACATCGGTAATGATGAAGAAGGCGTTGTTGTCAGTCAGGAAGTGATTGACTGAGTAGCCTTCTGGAATCGAACCGTTGTTGCGAAGGGCGTTGATGTCGTTGTCAGCCGTACCAACGCGACCTTCAGTTTCCAGCAAACGAGTTGCCACAAACATCAGTGCGGGCGGGACAATCAACTTGCGAGGACGCGCCGCGATCAAAAGACCACGCTCATCGGTAAATGCGGCAATGTTAATTACAGCATCTTCCAGTGAGGTTTCGTTCAGGTCAGCCGCCACAGTGGGTCGGTTGGCGTTTGTACCGCCACTGACCAGTGGGTGAGCTGTGCTGAACAGAGTCACACCATCACCAGAGTTATAGCTGGTGAAGCCATTGTTAAGCGGGTTGACCGCCTTAACTTGCTTAGTGTGCGACATAGCGCGAGCCAGAGACTTGGTGTAACGAGCAGACAGTGAGTCATACAGGTTATCTTCCATTGCTTCCTCAGTGATAGAGAAACCAAGGGCGATAGTCTCGTGGTTGTAGCGAGCTGTGAACGACTCTTGTGCAGAATCGTAAGAAATCGCCGCGCCTTCAGCCTTAACTGGCGCCGCCGCGAATCCTGACAGCTTAACTTCTTCCTCAAAAGAGCGCTCAGATGATTCAGTTTCGTAAATCATCGTGTGCTCGTCTTCATACCTCTCATACTCCAAGCCGAACAGGGCGTTCAGGCCGGGGAGAAGCTCTTTCAACATTTGTGCGCGTGAAATAGCCATTTCTTAGACCTCCTTAAACGCCAAGCGCGGTATCGTAAGCATGGCTTCCGGGCAACCAAGTGACGATACAGTCAGTGAATGAATCACCTACTGCACTGTCGGGGCCGTCCACGAAGTCAACGATACGGAGCGGGAATGTGTTAGTGGTAGCAATAGTGCTTGCGTCCAGCGCATTTCGGCTTCGACCAATGTCGGTCGATCCCGCTGTGCTGATAGCCTGAACATTGTTTCCAAGTCCAGTCTGAGCAATGCTTCCATCACCTTGCATTTGGAAGACCAACTTTGGATCGTCAACAACGTAAGCAACCGCATCGGAAGCTACAGTGTCTGCGGGCCAATACTGGCTGAAGGTCTTCTGTTTTGTGTTGGGGTCAGTGTAGGCACAGCCCACAAAGATGCCTACAGTTCCGGCAACGACTGCGGTAGTAACCGCCGCCTTTTCTACCGTTCCTGCGGCAACCAACTTAACGAAATCGCCATAAAAAACGCTTGTGTTATAAGCTGAAGCAATTTTGATATGGCGAATCTTCCCGGTAAAAGATCCAGATGCACTTAAAGTGCCTACTGGTTCCGCACCGGAGGGAGTAGCTGAACTAGCCATGTCTCATCTCCTTGATGATTCAATTAGAAGCCGCCCCCCTTTCAGGGATTAGCTTCGACCAAAGGTTGTGCGACTGCTTCGCTCTGGTTTCAGAACTGGCATTCGCGGGTCGTTCTCTCTCATGAAGCTGTTGTCAACAGACTCCATCTGATTCTCTGCCATTTGCTCAAAATACTCCTGACGCTGTTGCATCTCTGCTTCAGGGGCTTTGCACAGAAGTAACCCGCCAACCTCGATGTTTCCATCAAAGCGCGAACCTACATCCGACATTACCTCTAGCTCAAGATGATCTTCAGCCTTTACAGGAATCCAGCCCTCTCTAAACTTCTGAGACACGTTAGTGTTGTCAGATTGCCCAAGGGTACTGGTGCGTATCCAACGGAATACCCACCCGTCTTGGGGGTCGGGGGTTGGCAATACTGATGCTGGCTTCCAAGAATCACTTGGACGTTGCTCAACTTCTCGGGCCTCTGATGCCCGCTTTGTGCGCTGTTCTGCCATGTTATCAAGACTCCTTAATGAGTTGCGTGGCGTACTGTTCTGGTGTTATCCCAAGTCGCTTTGCGAGAGCAAGCTGGGTTCGATTCAACCTCACTTTGCGCGGTTTGGCACCGTTATTCCTAGAGGAAGGGGCCACAACTGCGTGGGGGCTTCGGGAGGTCGAGGAGGGCTTTTTGCCCGAATCGGAGTTTCCCTCACCGAAGTAGTCTGGAAACCTTGCCCGCATGGTGCGGTCAATGGCATCAAAATATTCGTCAGACTCTGGGTCGAAACCCTCGTCTCTGACTAATTTCTCATGAACGCCAAAAGCCAAGGCGGTCATTTCCTTGTCTTGCTGGAACCAAGGATTTTCCTCGGCCCATTCAACGGCCTTGCCTGAAGGCTTTGGCGGCGGTGGAGCGGCCTGAGCCTGACGCTGGACCTGTTGTTGCTTGGCCTTAGCCTGCTGTTGCAGTGCATATTGATTCTGTTGATCCCTGCTTTGAAGCTGATTCATCTGGTACTCAGCCGATTTCACCTCGGACTGAGCATTCATCATCTGCTCTTGGGCTTCTAGAATCTTTTCTGTATTGCCTTCTTCGTAAGCCGCACGATACTTATCTTTGGCTTGTTGCAGGGTTGTCGCGGCGCGATCCCTGATCTGCTGGACCAAAACCTTTTCACCCTGAGAAATTACTCCCTGATAGTGACGGCTTTGGGCCTCATATTGTTGCGCTACCCGTATAGCTTCTTCACGCATCCGCTCCGCCGCTTCTCGCTGGCGCCGCTCCTCGTGTTGCTCGTAGCGCAACTTGTTAATTCTTTTCTTAACTTTTTCACTGTAGCCAGACAGCTCATCATCGTCATCTGCCTTTTGGGCTTTTGATGTATCTTTTGCTGGCGGCCTTCGATCCTCTTCGGGTCGATCATCGACAACCTCAAGGTCAACCTCTGGAGATTCGGGCTTCTTGGTCTTGTCGAACGTGGTTTTTACACCAAAGAACTTGTCCTCGGCAGACATTTCGCTAGTTGTTTGCTCGTCACTCATACCTTCTCTATTCCTCTTGGGTCTTCAACTACGGCTTCAACACTATCGTCATTGATAAGACGAAACTCTTTTCCGTGGATCTTGAAGCGAGTCCCGCTGTAGGATCGCATCATTATCCAGTCGCCCACCTTGCAGTAGGGGCCGTTTGGAAAGCGCTTATCGTCGTTGTAGGCGTCATCGCCCATCTTCAAAACAAAGCCGCAAATAGATCCAACCTCTTCTACCTGCATTGTTTGCTTTGCCTTGAGAATCCCACCCTCGGTCTTTTCTTCGGGGTCTGGGAGAGCGATAAGTAGCTTGTAACCTTTTGGGTCTGGTAGCTGACTTGCAGTCTTCTGCTCTTCTGTCATAGATCTGTTCCTGCACCAGAAATTGGCGTCCGGTGTCGCCATGCGTTACCTTTTGTAACGAATTATTCGCGTTCCATCCTTTCGTTAAGATCAAGAAGGGCGCGTTCCGCATAGGCCAGTCCTTCTATGATGCCTACACAGCGTGAATACTCGTTCATATCCTGACAGCCACCACATGACATATGGTCGGCTATTTCATTCATATGGTTACGATACTCTACTTGCAATGCTTTTAACAAGTTATTTGTTACCAAATTACTCATCTAACAT